AGGCCAAGAGTGGATCGTGATCGACACTGATGAGGAAAAAGACGGGAAGGTCTTCTGCACCTTAATGAGTCCAGATGGCACAACTGTTTTACACGCATGGGTCAATGTCAACGATATAGTGGGAATAATATGAATATCACCTTATTAACTAAAGTCAGACATTTATTTAATGTTGATTATGTGCCAAGGCATATAAACCGACATAATCAGAAGCAATATATTAAAGCATTAAGAATATTGGGCGATAAATGGCTAATACACCAAAACAATCAAATCCAGAGAATCCAGTGAATAAGAAACAATGTCCCCCATGCAATGGCAATTGCAATGAGGGCAGAAACTGTCCCGCTAAAAAATGAAAAGTAATTTTGTAAATAACCCAGTCAGGTTGAATGGCAACTGCCATGGCCACAGATTGCAGAAGTGCAATGCTTGTTTGATTGAGAAGCCACCAGAGGGTGGGGTGGAAATGAGTGCGACCAGGTGGTTGTGTGCATCATGCTGGACCGATAGGATCACGGGTCGGAACTTAAAGCAAGTGAGGGGTTTGTGAAAGAAAATGTCTTTGCTCAGTGGGTGGACCGCTATCAGCCGGACCCCGTGCTATTTGTGCGGGAAGTGCTGGGGGTTGACCCTGACCCATGGCAAGTGAAGTTTCTTGGTGCGATTGCCCGTGGGGATAGGAAGATATCGGTTAGGTCTGGCCACGGGGTGGGCAAGAGTACGGCAAGCAGCTGGGCCATGCTCTGGTACTTTATGACCAGGAGTCCAGTCAAGGTGGTGGTGACTGCACCGACAAGCTCTCAGCTTTATGACGCGATGTTTGCGGAGCTGAAGCGGTGGATCAATGCGATGCCTTTGCCCTTGCAGGGGCTTTTGACAGTCAAGCAAGAGAGGATTGAATTCAATGCAGCCCCGACTGAGATGTTTATTTCAGCCAGGACCAGCAGGGCCGAGCAGCCGGAGGCTTTGCAGGGAATTCACAGTGAGAATGTGATGCTGGTGGCCGATGAGGCTTCTGGTGTGCCAGAGCAAGTGTTCGAGGCCGCGGCTGGATCGATGTCTGGCCACAATGCGGTGACGCTGTTATTGGGGAATCCGGTGAGGTCCAGTGGGTTTTTCTATGACACCCACACGCGCCTGGCTGATGAGTGGACCACATTCCAAGTGGCCTGCACTGACTCGCCCAGGGTGTCGGATGAGTACGTCAAAGAGATGGCCATGCGGTATGGGGAAGAGAGCAACGTCTACCGGATCAGGGTGATCGGTGAATTCCCCAAGGGTGATGATGACACTGTCATTGCCATGGACTTGCTTGAGAGTGCGGTCAATCGGGATGTCGCGCCAAGTGACTATGCGCCCATGATCTGGGGCTTGGATGTGGCAAGGTTTGGCTCGGACAGATCAGCACTGTGCAAGCGCCAAGGGAATGCGGTGACTGAGGCTATTCGGACATGGAAGAATTTGGACTTGATGCAATTGACTGGCGCGGTGGTGGCCGAGTACCAGGCATTGCCACCAAGCCAGCAGCCGAAAGAAATTTTGGTGGATAGCATTGGACTTGGTGCTGGGGTGGTGGACCGGCTGCGGGAGCTGGGCCTGCCGGCCAGAGGGATCAATGTGTCCGAGTCCCCAGCCATGGGTGGGACTTATAGAAATCTGAAGGCAGAGCTTTGGTACAAAGCAAGGGCGTGGCTTGAGGCGCGGGACTGCAAGATGCCAAAGGATGAGGTCTTGATTGCTGAACTGGCCACAGTGCGGTACTCATTCACTTCAAACGGCAAAATCGCCATTGAGGGTAAAGACGAGATCAAGCGCAGAGGATTGCCAAGCCCTGACAAGGCTGATGCCTTTGTCCTGACATTTGCGTCTGATGCGATTGCGGGAATGTACGGGTCAAGTGGATCAGGAAAGTGGTCCCAACCCCTGCGCAGAAACCTTGTTCGGGTAGCATAATTGATGCCATAAAAGCTGGGCGAAAAAATTCCGCCCAACTATTTTTTTCAACCAGGAGGATATCCATGAAAGCAATGACGAAAGCGCAAAAGAAGGTCGGCAAGGTAATGGGTGAGTACAAAGCTGGCAAGCTCCACAGTGGTGGGACTGGCAAAATTGTTAAGAATCCTAAACAAGCCATTGCCATTGCAATGTCTGAGGCAAAGCTGCCAATGCGCGGTCAGCGCACGGCAAAGAACAAAGGCAAAAAATAATGGCCACCATGCAGCGCACCATGAGCCAAGTCATGGACAAAGAGGAAGGCGATGACATGAGCGCAGGCGAGAACTGCCCCATGCCCACGCTAGACATTACGCTCAACCTAAAAAACCGCGCCAAGGCAATCACCAGCGCGGCCTATGGTCCTGAGAATCCCAAGCTGCCTAATGAGGCTTTTTGGCGCAAGAAGGCTGACCAGTGGGATGTGAGCATGGATGACGCAAAGCAAAGCCTATGCGGTAACTGCGCGGCATTCAATGTGTCTGACAAGATTAAGAACTGCATTGCAGAGGGTATCGGCATGGAAGCTGACCCATGGGGAACGATCAAGTTGGCCGATCTGGGTTACTGCGAAATCTTTGATTTCAAGTGCGCAGCCTCCAGAACATGCGATGCATGGGTGGTAGGTGGTCCCAATACGGGTGAGCAAGAGGGTGAAGAATCTGAAAACTATGAAGAGGGTGAAGAATCATGAAACAAGGTTTATACGCAAACATTCACGCGAAACAAGAGCGCATCAAAGCAGGCAGCAAAGAGAAGATGCGCAAGCCTGGTAGCAAAGGCGCGCCATCAGCTGCTGACTTCAAGGCCGCAGCCAAGACTGCAAAGAAGCCAAAGAAATGAAGACACCGGCTTGGCAGCGTAAAGAGGGCAAGTCACCCTCTGGCGGCTTAAATGCCAAGGGCCGTGCCAGTGCGAAAGCTGCTGGTATGGACCTTAAAGCGCCAGTCAAGTCTGGCGATAACCCAAGGCGCGCATCATTCTTGGCGCGAATGGGCAATATGCCTGGTCCTGAGATGAAGGGCGGTGAGCCGACCAGGCTACTGCTAAGTCTGAAGGCATGGGGTGCAAGCTCCAAGGCCGATGCCAAGGCCAAGTCTGCTGCAATATCTGCAAGAAATAAGGCAAAGAAATGATTTGTCCAATTGTCATTGCCACTGTCAAGGGCCATGGTCTGGCCGTATTGCTGGAGTCAATCAGGCAATACGCGCCAGAGTGTCCGGTTTATCTGCGCGGCCCAGAGTCGGTCATTGAGCATTTTGATGCCGACTACAAAATCTTTGGCCAGCCAAGGAACTTTGGCGAGGATTACAACGAAGTAATTGAAGCGGCCATGAAAGACTGGTCATCTTGCATTGTGGCCAATGACGACATAGTGCTGACACCTACCAGTGTGAAGGTGCTGATGGAAGATGTTCAGATCGTGAAAAGCATGAACAGTGTCAAGCCTGGCTGGGTGGCGGCAAGGTGCGATGCGGCACGGCCCATCCAGAATGTGCGCATTGGCAAAGAGGGCGAGAAGATCAGTGGCTATAAATTCCCGTCTGAAAACTACATCAGAATGAGCCAAGTGGTCAGCCCAATATTTGCATGGATATCAAGTGATGCTTTTTCGGAGGAAAAGTTTCCCCCTCTGAATTGGTACTCAGATGATGTGCATTGTATGGATTTGATAAAAAAAGGCTATGCACATTTTGTGTCAGCCAGTTATGTCCACCACATTGGCAGCAATACCATTGGCATGGAATTCCAAAAACTACATGAGGATGCAATGCCATGGCTCAAAGAGAATCGACCAGAATATGCGAAGGCATGGTTTGATTGATGTATTCGCGGTGGCCTATGAGCGCACCAATGAAATGCGGGTATTTGTCCAGTCTTGGATAAATCAGAGCGCAGACAACTGGCGACTTACAGTCATTCACGATGGGCCAAGCACCGAGTTTGAGCAGGCAATGCGGCCACTGGCCAAACAGATGCCAGAGAAAATCAAGTATTTTTGCACAGAGTCTAGATTCAACGACTACGGGCATTCTTTGAGGCAGATTGGGATTGAGCAGGCCACGGGCGATTATTTGCTGCTGACCAATGCGGATAATTACTTTATCCCCAGGGCGGTAGAGATTTTGAACGTGGCCACTGGGCAGCCTGATGTCATTTTGTTTGACATGGTGCATTCCCACAACCGCCCTGGCGGTAGAGATTTGCCCCCTTATTCTTACTTTGAAACAAGTTATAGGCGCAATTCAATTGACATAAGCGCAGCAATTGTGAAGACAGACAGAGCTAAAAGGGTTGGATTTCGAGACAAAGGCTATGCTGGAGATGCAAGCTATTTTGAAGATATCTTGCTAGATGACCAAAATATTTTGGTGGTAAAACTACCGCATATTTTGTTCGTTCACAATTAAAATTGATTTGAGCCATATATAAGGATTTTTGCATGAGTCACCAGCAGCAACTTAGTTTTGCGGCCAGTGTCAAAGACCAATTCCCAGAATACTTCAGCCAGACCAAGGTCTTGGAAGTTGGCTCTTTGAACATCAACGGCAGCGTCAGGCAGTTTTTTGAGAATCCAGACAAATACATTGGCTGTGACTTGGGCGAAGGCCCAGGGGTGGACATTGTGTGCCGAGGCCATGAGCTGCCATACCCAGATGGGATGTTTGATGTGGTGATCTCATGTGAGTGCTTTGAGCATGATAAACACTGGGAAAAGACATTCCAAAAGATGATTGACCTAGCGCGGGATGGTGGTCTGGTGATTTTCTCCTGTGCCACAATAGGCAGACCAGAGCATGGCACGAGTCGGGCATCACCGGTAGACGCGCCATTTACAAACGATTACTACCAAAATTTGAGGGAGGAAGATTTCAATGACTTCAAGCCTTTCTTCAAACAATACAAATTTGGCCAGTGCCTTAGTGCAAAAGACCTATATTTTTGGGGATTGAAATGAACGATATTGAAAACCTATCCACCGACATTGCAGCCACCGAGCCAATGGATGATGCAGAGCTGCAAGCCATTGTCACGCAAGACCTGACCGATGCGGTGAGCTATGTTGACAGTGATCTGTCACCCACACGCGCCAAAGGGACTGAATACTATCGCGGTGATTTATTTGGCAATGAGGTCGAAGGCAACAGCAAGGTGGTGGCCATGGAAGTGCGAGACACTGTCTCGGCTATGCTTCCCAGTCTGATGCGCGTTTTCTTTAATTCTGAGAATGTGGTCGAGTTTGCCCCCCGTGGCCCAGAAGATGTGAAGATGGCCCAGCAGGCGACCGACTATGCAAACTATGTTTTCCAGAATGACAATAACGGGTTTCTGACCAGTTATGCCATTTTCAAAGATGCACTGGTGCGTAAATGCGGCATTGCCAAATTCTGGTGGGAAGACGAAGAGAAGGTCCGGATTGAAGAGTACACGGGTTTAGATGACCAGACCCTA